CGCAAGTGGCTTTAGAGGCGTAGGCCAGAATCGAACAATTAACGATTTCTTGCGTATGAAAAAACAAATAATTAACTTAAAGATCTTAACTGATGTACATACAGAAGGTCAAATATCTGGTTGTCATAGAGTGGTAGATGTCTTACAAATACCAGCTTTTTTATCTAGACAAACTGATTTAATTAACGAGGCATGCAAGACTGACTGTATTGTCAATATTAAAAAGGGACAATTCCTTGCTCCTTGGGATATCGCAGGAATCTTAAGTAAATGCAAGGATGCTAAAGAAGTATGGATAACTGAAAGAGGAGCTAGTTTTGGATATAACAATCTTGTGGTCGATTTTAATGGCCTTCAGTACATGCTTGATAACTATAATGTACCGATCGTATTTGATGCGACCCACTCGTGCCAGCAGCCTGGAGGCCTCGGCAACTCGTCTGGTGGTAATCGTGACTACGTTCCAGGTCTTGCTCGTGCTGCGGCTGCTTTGGGAGTTAGCAACTTTTTCTTAGAAGTTCATCCTGACCCAGATAACGCACCAAGCGATGGACCTAATATGCTAAGACTAGATGATTTTGAAGAGGTGATAAATGAAATCGACCGCTATTCTTATACCGGCTAGGTACGATAGCAAGCGCTTCCCAGGGAAACCTTTGGTTGATCTGAATGGCAAGCCAATGATCAAACGTGTTTTTGATATTTGTAAATCGACTGGGCTTGACACATACGTATTAACAGATGATATGCGCATCTTCAATTTATTTGGTCCGGGTGAAAGCTGGATTGAGAAGACTAAAGACTTTGCAAATGGGACAGAGCGGTGCGCTGCTGCCGCAACCGATGAAAACTTTATTCAATACTTAGGAAACTACGATCGGTTTATTAATGTCCAAGGCGATATGCCAGATGTAACAGTGGATATGATTGAAAAATGTGCTGAGAGTTTGTCGTATAATTATTCAGTAAGCACTGTATATACTGACATGCCTAAAGAAATGCAAGACGATCCTAACAGTGTTAAGATGGTACATGGAGTATTAGGCGCACAACGTGACCTGCAGTTTGGTGGAGATCAATTGCTTAAGCATCAAAGATATCCAAATCAAGCATTATGGTTTGGTAGAGGACTTACAGGTTACGGAGAATGGCACTTAGGTGTGTACGGTTATGATCGCCACGCTTTAACAGCTTACCCTAACTTAAAAGTCACACAAGAAGAAACTGTTGAACAACTTGAACAACTACGATGGTTAACAAATGGGTGGCGAATTGGCGCGCAAAAGGTAAACTTTAGCGGAATAGAAATTAACACACCAGAAGATGTAAGGAAATGGAATGAAACCCTATGAATTAGAACAGCCAATTATGGATTGCTGGTCAGTATGCAATGATCTTGAGACAATGTTCAAACAGATAGGTGACGGCGAGCGTGATCCTACACATGACGAACTGATGAACGCTCTGATGGGTATGCAGCAATTGTATCAATGGAAATTTGAACAATTATTTTTTAAGTACGAACAGATATTGAAGGATCTTAGTAATGATAGCAGGTAAAGTTTGGGGAAATACTGAACTCGTAGAAGCAAATGGTGCTTTGGAGTTCCATCGTATTGAGATGAATAAAGGTGGTGTTTGTTCTAAGCATCTCCATGAGTTTAAATGGAATGGCTTTTATGTTGAGTCAGGTCGCATGCTTATTCGTGTATGGCAGAATGATTATGACTTGGTTGATGAGACCATCCTCGAGCCTGGGATGTACACTAAGGTAAAGCCTGGAGTGTACCATCAGTTCGAATGCATTGAAGATGGTGTTGCCTTTGAATTGTATTGGGCTGAGTTTAATCATAACGATATTAAACGAGAAACAGTAGGTCACGCGTGAAAGTAGGATTTACCGCATCAACATTTGATTTGCTTCATGCGGGTCATATAGCTATGCTACGAGAAGCAAAGTCTGTCTGTGACTATTTGATTTGTGGTTTACAGGTAGATCCTACGTCTGATAGACCAAAAAAGAATCAACCGGTTCAATCGATAGTAGAAAGACAGGCTCAGTTAGCAGCAATAAAATATGTCGATGAGGTAATTATTTATTGTACAGAATCTGATTTATGTGATATAATAAACATGTATCCAATTGATGTACGTATTCTTGGTGAAGAGTACAGGGATAAAGATTTTACTGGTAAGGATGAGTGTCGCAAACGTGGCATTCAACTTTATTTTAATAAGCGAGACCATAGGTTCTCGTCGTCTGATTTGAGAAAGAGAGTTCAATATGCAAATGACAGCAGTCCGTGACATTCGTCAGTATTTTATTGATGAACTAAAAGACGAAGCATATACAATTGATAAGACTGGCGCTAAGACAATAGAAATGCTTGGCGCATCTTTCATTGCTGATGAGGCAGCTATCTTTGGAACAGTCAGTTATGATTATGTTCAAGAAGAATTAGATTGGTATGATAGCCAGTCTACAAACATTAACGACATTCGTGATGAACCACCACAAGCCTGGAAATATGCTGCAAACAAGCATGGCGAAATCAATTCTAATTACGGACATCTTATCTTTTCAGACAAATATTATAACCAATATGGCTGCGTGCTGGATGAGTTACTAGAAAATCCTGACGGTCGTCGCGCTTCCATGATTTATAACAGACCGTCTATTTGGTTGGAGTTTAATGAAAATGGAAAATCGGATTTTATTTGTACTAACAGCGTCACTTACTATATTCGTGATAGCATTCTACATTCTGTAGTTCAGATGCGTTCTAATGATGTGGTGTTTGGATATAAGAACGATTACGCGTGGCAACGTGAAGTAATGAAAAGATTAGTTAGAGACTATAATGCTCTAAGCACTTATGACACAGGTAATATAATTGAAGAAGGCCACATCATCTGGCAAGTACAAAACCTGCATGTCTATGAAAAGCATTTCCACCTTGTCAAGTAAGTGGGATCATCGCTATTTGGAGTTAGCGCGCACGGTTGGTACCTGGTCTAAGGATCCTTCCACGAGAATAGGAGCTATTGCTGTTGGCATTAAGGGACAGGTATTAGCTCAGGGATATAACGGATTGCCTAGAGGGGTTTCTGATTTGGTTGAAAGATACCAGGATCGAGAGACTAAATACAAATACATTGTTCACGCGGAACAAAATTTAATTTATAATGCAACATGGAATGGTGTCTCCTTAGATCGATCTACTTTATATGTGACTGGCCTTCCTGTTTGTTCAGAGTGTGCTAAAGGTGTTATTCAAGTTGGAATAAAAAGAGTTGTTATGCCAGCTAGCGAAGACATAAAGGGATGGGGCGATAAGGCACGGTGGAACGATTCATGGGAATTGTCCGCTTCTATGTTTGAAGAAGCCGATGTGCTGTACGAGTTTATATAATGAATGTAATTACAAATCCTATATCAAATATTCCAAAGAATGAAAAGTCCCACGTACACGGGTGGACGCAGGTGTGGAGAGATCAACTTAATGCATCTATTGATCACAAATGTACGCCACAAATCACAAAGGCAGATGTGGTCTATATAGATCATGGCGCTAACTTTGGTGGTAGTTTAAATTTATTTGGCGGTGCTAATAAAGAAGTTTATGATAGAATCAATCTTATAATGTCATGCGATAATATTGTCTCGTTAGATTGGGATATGCCTGATTATGGAGAGATGCTAAAGAAACGACTTGAAGCTCCTACAACATATAAAGGCATCAATCATATGTGGTGTAATGCCGTATCTAAACGAATCAGAAGTATAACGTCTCTTAAGCAGAAAGATCTAAAAACTGATGGTGTCATTTTTGGAGACTCACATACTATCGCTTTTAGTGATTCAGGGGATCGCGTGTATAGGACTGACGGTAAGACTCTTTTTGGTAGTATACGTAAGGGACTTCGACAAGACATACAAGAACCATTGGGCCGACTTACCATATCTCTTGGCTCTATTGACATTAGGCATCACATTCTGCGTCACCCTGGCTTTTCTCTTAAATATAACATCAAAGAATATGTAAGAGAAGGTAATCAGATGGCTGACGATGTATGGTTTGCCGCTCCGGTCCCTGTAGAGTTTGAAGGAAGACGTATACCTAAATCAGGATTCTATAAGAAGACTCCATTCTATGGCTCATGGAAAGAACGTTGGGATCTTACGAACGAATTTATTGAAATGCTTTACGACGAATCTAAAGGTAAAGTTATTATGCCTCCAAAAGAATGGTATACTATGGATCCTGAAAAATACGCTAGTACGTATATGGAGCATGGTTCTAGTTTTCATATAGCTCCACCTTTTTATAGACGTAATGATTGGGGAGTATCACCACTTGGCGCATAATAATCATGTTATTGATAGAATCAATAAAGACATTAATCCATTTTATGGAGATCCAAAAGAATATTATTTAGAACTGGCTAAAGATTGGGAGGATCCTTATGGAACACCAGATGTTAGAACGCATGATAATGTTCGTGTTGTTCGCGACGATAGCTTGGTTGGTTCTAAAGTTCGCGGTGGCGATTGTCTTATTAGCAGTCTCCCTGATCATATCGATACTATCGTTTATGTTCAGCCCCGTACCGGTCTTGCTGGTGTTAGCATTCTTGATGTGGCTAAACGTCACGGAAAAGAAGTCATGCTCTTCATGCCCTCAAGTAAACGAATCAGTGATCATCAGGCCTGCTGTATTGAACGGGGAGCACGTACAAGTTTCCATAGAATAGCAGCTATGCCTAACCTTAATCTGATTGCAAAGAAATGGGCAGACGAAAGAAAGAACGCTTTCTTTGTACCGCTAGGGCTTAAACATGAAATGGTAACGGCAGGTATTGTAAAGACCGCTTCAAAGATAAGAGAACCTGAAGAAGTATATACTGCCACGTCCACGGGCGTGCTCACACGGGCTCTGCAGATTGCTTGGCCTAATGCTAAATTTACTTCGGTATGTGTGTCTCGTAACATGAAAGCAGGTGAACTTGGTATTGCAGAAGCAGTATCTGAACCATTAGCATTTACGGCTGCAGAGAAAAAAGATAATCTTCCACCATTCCCGACTATAGATACCTACGATGGTAAGGTATGGAAATATATTCCAAAGGATACAGGACGTGATATTTTATTTTGGAATGTCGGAAAAGAACCTGTATTACAAAATCAAGGATTACCAGATACAATAGATTCATACAGAGATTGGGAAAAGAATGTGGCTTAACGAAGAAGCGCTTGACGTTCTTGTAAATTACTATTATCCAAAAGCAGGCTGGTTACAAGACAATGTAAATTGGGGTCCGTTAGACTATGAAGGACCGGAAGCAAATGAAATCATTAATGACCCTCTCTTACAAAAGATTGATATCTATGATTGTAAAACAAGAAACGCTGCAGGTTTTTCAAATGTATTACAAGATCTGAGGTTCGGATCTAAAACTCCTAAATGGAGATGGCAGAAAGAAGATAGACGTAAGATCTCAGCTTCAAACGATGATATTAGTTGGTCTATTGAAACGTGGTTATATACATTTCTTTGCCATCGTATTACTGGGTCAGGAGCTTCGTTTGAAAACGATCATGGCTATCGTAATAATATAATTCAGCATTGGGGTAAGCATAGAGACATTAAAGATATGGCAGAGGATTTGGTGGAGACTAAAGCCTCTGGAAAACCGTTGTTTACGTCTATCGGCAATCAACCTCCAGCTCCTAAGAAGGGAGTTAGTAATGTTGACTTTATGGTAAATGAATTGCCAGAAGTTATTAATAGATTTACAGATTTTCTTCTCTTAAAAAGAAGAGGTCATAAAGAAATTGTAGATCACCTAAATGAGCATAATAAAAAAGCAGGTCATCGTAAATTTAATTTTCAGTATGCTGCTTTCTCTATGGATTGTTCTGACTATTTCCCTGAACACGCTGATGTGGATTCTCATACATATTTAGGAAACAACGCAGTACGGTGCATGAAGAAGTTATCTAAAGGCTGGAAAGATGACAACTTCATGGATCTACTAAGAGAACGAACCAGCGGAAAGCCAAAAGATCTTGAAGACGTTATGTGCGATTTTGTTCGATTTGGACAAAACTACGTGCCGCGTGGTAATGGAACATTTGACCATATTCCTTCTACGCTGTCTAATGCGTCTGGATGGAATTCTGGATGGGAACAAAGGCAAGGAACTCCGCCTATTAAAGGTGTACAACTCGATGAATTTATGGTATAATAAACTATGTTAAAAATGACAATCATTGGCCACGGTTTCGTCGGCAAAGCAATCGACTACGCATTTCAGGATGACGTAGAAAAACAAATCATTGATCCTAAGATCGGAGTAGAATTAAAAGATGTAAAATTAAATGCCGATGTTACTTTTGTTTGCGTTCCAACGCCTATGCATAAAAACGGTAAATGCGATGTCTCAATTCTAGAAGACGTGTTAACGCAAATCAAGCATCGCATGACAGGCTTAATAGTTGTAAAATCTACGGTAACTCCTGATAAAATAGAAAAGTTATTTAGAGGTTCCTCCAAACATAGGATGATTTATAATCCAGAATTTCTAACAGAGAAAAATGCAAATGAAGATATTATAAATCCTTTTGTGCATATCTTTGGTGGAACTTATGAAGCCACAGAAAAGTTAGAACTAATCTATAAAGAATATAGCATCTGCAAACCATGTCCAGTATATCGCATGTCTGCAACAGACGCTAGTTTTGTGAAGTATGGCATCAATACCTTCTTAGCAACAAAGCTAACGTTCTTTAACGAATTCTATGATGCGGTAAAGAACTTTGGAGGGAATTATGGTCGTATCTCAAACGCAATTGGCACTGATCCAAGAATTGGGCATGCCCATACTCGTGTCCCTGGTTTTGACGGCAAGCGTGGTTTTGGCGGTGCTTGTTTTCCAAAAGATGTTTCTGCCTTCATAAACTTTACAGATCAGGCTACTCTCTTAGAACACGTCATGAATCGAAACAATCTCTATCGGTCTGAATATGAAAAAGATGATAGAGAAATCGAACAAAACATCCAGTATGATATGACTGGACAAACAGCACACGTGAATGAACGATGAAGATATTCATTACAGGTATTGCCGGATTTATTGGTTTTCATTTAGCTAGAGAACTTAAAGCTTACGGACACGACGTTTTAGGATGTGATAATTATGCTGGTAACTATGAGCCAGGATTAAAGATGAGTCGTACGGCTATATTAAGTCAATCAGGCATCCCAGTTAAAAATTCCGATATTTGTTCGCTAGGTTTTGATACTATTGAGGATAGCGATATCATCGTACACTTAGCAGCATGGGCAGGAGTTCGGCATTCGCTAGATCAACCAAATGTTTATACAACAAATAACATAATTGGTACGCAGGGCGTTATAGATATTGCTGAGAGGAATAATATACCAGTTGTGTATGCATCCTCTTCAAGTGTTTACGCTGGACAAGAACCTCCCTTTGTAGAGGATATGGAGTTTAAGCACCACAAAAATCCATACGCATGGAGTAAATATGCAAATGAATGTCAATTCAAACATAGTAAAGTACCTTCGTCAATCGGCTTCAGATTTTTTACAGTGTATGGTCCTTATGGACGGCCTGACATGGCACTTCATGGCTTTACGGACAACATTGTAAAAGGTAAACCAATAGAAGTTTTTGGTCATGGCGAAATGTCTAGAGATTTTACCTATGTACAAGACATCGTAAATGGTGTACAATTACTAATAGATAAAGTTACACGAATAGATACTCACGAAATATTTAATATTGGTAGTGGGCAAAGCGTACCGCTTATGAAATTCGTTTCTCTTATCGAAGAAAATTTAGAACGTAAAGCTGATATTAAGTATGTCGATATGCATCCTGCTGATATTCGTCATACATTGGCAGACATAACTAAAATTAAAAAGCTTGGCTACAAGCCAATGACTACTATTGAAACCGGCATCCGAGACTTTATTGGATGGTACAAAGATTATTATAAAAAAAATTAGGAGACGCATATGTCAGTAATGGACAAACTCAGAAAGAACTCTAAGTTAAAACACACGGAGGTTCTTTCTGAGTCGAAATTCTTTAATGAAAAAGAAATGATATCTACAGCAGTACCAATGGTTAATGTTGCTCTGTCAGGTTCTATTGATGGTGGGCTTACGCCCGGGCTGACAGTTCTTGCTGGACCCTCGAAACACTTTAAAACATCGTTCGCCCTGCTCATGGCCGGTGCGTATATGGAAAAAAATCCAAATGCAGTTATGTTGTTTTACGATTCAGAGTTTGGCTCGCCGCAGTCGTATTTTGAACAGTTTGATGTGGATCCGGCACGCGTGCTTCACACGCCTATTACAAATGTCGAAGAACTTAAGTTTGATCTTATTGCACAGCTTGAAGAACTTGATAAGAAAGACGAAGTAATTATTGTAATCGATTCGATCGGCAACCTTGCATCTAAGAAAGAGATGGAAGATACGATAAACGAAAAGTCTGTTGCAGATATGTCTCGTGCTAAAGCACTTAAAGGTTTGTTCCGTATGGCAACACCTTACCTTGCTATGAAAAATATCTGTATGCTTGCTATTAACCACACATACCAAGAAATTGGTTTGTTCCCTAAGGCAATCGTCTCAGGCGGCACGGGCATTTATTACTCTGCCAATAACATCTGGATCTTAGGCCGCCGTCAGAATAAAAAGGGCACAGAGATCTCAGGCTATGATTTTGTTATTAACGTAGAGAAATCGCGGTTTGTTAAAGAGAAATCTAAAATACCTATTACAGTTTCATGGGATGGCGGCGTAGAAAAATACTCTGGCTTACTTGATGTTGCTCTTGCAGGTGGATATGTTACTAAGCCTTCAAACGGCTGGTACTCTCACGTAGATCAAACTACTGGAGAAGTTGATGAGAGAAAGGTCCGTGAAAAAGACACATTGTTAGAAGCATTCTGGCAGCCTATGTTTGATAATACAGACTTTAAAGAGTTTGTTAAAAAGCAATATTCAATAGGATACAAAGAAGAAGTATCAATGGATGCAATTGTAAATGATTAATATCGATAAACTTTCAGAAGGAGTCGACTACGAGTTGATTCCTTCTCCTGAATCAGAGCAGGCATGGAACATCAGGTTTTTAACAGGACCGTATGTTGAGACTGTTGTACAATTTGGAGCTATTAGTATCAATGGTCCAGAAGAGGCAATCAACTTTAATTTCGAAATTATTGATTCTCCGGATGACACACTAACGCCAGATAATCCTATGTTTCAGCAGATATGTGGTTTAGTACTCCACGATGTAATTGAAATGGCGATAAGCAAAGATGAATTAATAATGAATGAGAGGAAGTAATGAGAATATTAATTATGGGTTTGCCTGGTTCTGGCAAGACGCATTTAGCATTGCGACTACAACACTGGCTAGATGATTGCGCTTGGTTTAACGCCGACGCTATTCGTAAAATGGCTAATGATTGGGACTTCTCAGATGCTGGCCGAAGAAGGCAGGCCGAACGAATGAATAGCATTGCTATGTTTGAAGGTACTCGTGGCAGAACTGTGATATGTGATTTTGTATGTCCTACTAATGAAACTAGAAAATTGTTTAGTCATGAAATCATGATATGGATGAACACAATAGAAGAGGGTAGATTTGAAGACACAAATAAAATGTTTGAAAACCCAGATGATGCTACATACGTCATGAGCGGATTTAAGTCTGACGATGAAATACGACTTTTTGCAGAGGAGCTTAAGAAATCTCATGGCATTTGATTGGAAAAAACCTACAGCTCAAATGCTGGGACGATGGCAACCATGGCATAAAGGCCATACAACTCTATTCAAGAAAGCATTAGAACAAACTGGCCAAGTTGCTATTATGGTTCGTGATGTTGGTGGAATTATTGGTCCAGATGCTGGTGGTGGTCGTACCGCAAAGCAAGATGATAACCCATTTGATTTTAATTTTGTATCTGCGCAAATTATTCTTAATTTGCAAAATGAGGGATTTACAATCAACAATGAGTATGTTATAATGGAGGTACCAAACATCGTTGACATTAGTTATGGTCGTGGTGTCGGGTATACTTTTACTGAGCACGATCTCGGAGAAGAGATTCATAAGATTAGTGCTACTAATATCCGTAAAAATATGAGAGAAAGTGGTATGCTTTAATTGATTATATTTGTAAAACAAAAACTAGTAATTTTAGAAAATACTAAAACAGCTACTACAAGCTTAGTAGACTTTTTACAAGACAATAATCTATGTGCAAATTTAAGATTAAGATATGATTTTGCATCAGCAAAACAAAAAACTATTTGGGAAGATCCATCATTTTTTTACAATGGTTTTGATAACCATGTAAAATTAGAAAAAGCATTTTTTGGTCAAAAACATGTTGACTGTAAAGAATACAATGAAAAATTTAGATCTTACATAGGTTCCTTTGAAACATTTTCTTTAATAAGAGAACCTCTTGATTGGACTATTAGTTGGTGGAGAATGCTTCAAGATGATCACCAAGATTGGGACGAATATAAAGCAAGAAATACTACGTTTGAAAACTTTATTGAAAGCTTTGAAGATAGACAAACGCATTTTTTATTACCAGAAGAAGATGATCCGCCAATAGATCATATTTTTCAATATGAGCAACTTCCTCTTGCTATTAATTTTTTAGAAGATAGATTGGGATTTAATATTAATTTAGATTATTCGAATGTAAATAATTTTTCAGAAAAACCTATTATTTCAAATGAACTAATTGAAAAGTTTAAAATAACTTTTGCAGATGAATATAACTTATGGAATTCGGCGAGACGTAATGACAAACATTGAACAGACTATATTGCGAAACCTTCTGGTGGATGATAAATTTATGCGGAAGGTTTTGCCCTTTATAAAGAATGAATATTTTGAAGGCGTTTATCGCCAGCTGTTTAAGCAAGTCGGACTATACGTCCAGAAATACAATAAACTACCAACACAAGAATCTTTTAAAATTGAATTAGATGATGCTGACAATTTTAATGACGAACAATATCGACACGCTGTAGAAATACTTCCTGAGATATTTAAGACAGAAAAAATTGATGATGAATGGCTGATTGACAAGACTGAGAAGTGGTGTCAGGACAGAGCATTACATAATGCCGTAATGGAATCTATCAGTATTATAGATGGTAAACATCAAAGCCTTTCAAAGAATGCACTACCAGAGATC